AATCTATCGTTAGAAGGGGGTGGCGCTGTTGCCGAGAAAACCTGCAAAGCACCCGGCGAAGCCGAAGCGGGGCAAGAAGCTGGAAATCGAAGAGCCGGGCGTTCTCTATGGCCGGTACAGCAGCCACAACCAGAAGGACATTTCCGTAGAGCAGCAGTTCGAAAAGGGCTACGAGCTGGCGGCGGAGTATGGCATCAGGATCATTGACACCTATGCCGACCGCGCCGTTTCTGGCCGCACCGACAAGCGCCGTGACTTCCAGCGCATGATGACTGACGCTGCAAAAGGGAAGTTCCGCTATGTAATCGCGTGGAAGTCTAACCGCATGGGGCGCAATATGCTGGAGGCTCTGATCAACGAAGCTCGGCTTCAGGATCTGGGCGTTCGCGTTCTCTATGTGGAGGAGGATTTCGACGATACTGCGGCTGGACGCTTCGCCGCCCGCTCGATGATGAATGTCAACCAGTTCTATTCCGAGAACATGGCCGAGGACATCAAGCGCGGCCTATATGACAACGCCGCGAATTGCATGGTGGCGAACGGCCATCTGCCCTACGGCTATAAAGCGGACGAAACGCTGCACTATGCCATCGACGAGCCGAAGGCTGCGGTTATCCGGGAGATATTCACTCGCGTTTCCTGCGGTGAGGCTTTCGTTGATATCATGGCCAGCCTGAATGTCCGGGGAATCAAGACCTCGTACGGTCGCCCGTGGGGGCGGTCGAGCTTTCAGAAGATCCTTTCCAACGAACGGTATCGCGGCATCTATATCTACGGCGATGTCCGCAAAGAGGGCGGCATCCCGAGGATTATCAGCGACGAGCTTTACTTCAAGGTCCAGGAGGTGATCACCACGAAGAAGAATCCGCAAGGGCGTCACCGCGTCAATGGTGACTATCTGCTTACCGGCAAGCTGTTCTGCGGGCATTGTAAAAGCCCCATGACTGGCGTCTCCGGCACCGGACGCTCCGGCAACCTGCATTACTACTACGTCTGCCAGAAGCGTCGAACGGAAAAGACCTGCGATAAAAAGAATGTACGCCGAGATGAAATTGAGCTGCAGGTCGCCCAGGCCATCAAAGACTATGCTCTGAAGGACGATGTTATCGAGTGGATCGCCGACAGCACGGTCGCCTACAATGAGCGCAAGGAAGCCGAGAGCAAGGTCGGCATTTTGGAAGACCAACTCGCCGGCACGGAGCATGGCATAAAAAACATCATGTCCGCCATCGAGCAGGGCATCATCACCGAAACCACGAAAAGCAGGCTGGTCGAGCTGGAGTCTGAGCGTGCTACCATCAAAGCTAATATCGCAGCGGCTCGGGCAGACATCGTGACTGTCAGCCGCGATGACATTATATCCGGCTTGGAGATGTTCCGAGATGGCGATGTTCACGATAAGAAGTACCAAGCGCGCCTATTTGACACATTCCTGGTCGCGGTGTATGCTTATGACGATGATCTGCGGCTGGTGTTCAGCTTCTCCGGCAATAAAAATACAATCCAAATCCCAATAGAATCCGCAGTTAACGCAGTAGAGAATAACGAGGCTGAGTGTTCGTTTAAGCTCTGCTCTGCTCCACCATAA